ATGCGTAATCGTTAGAAAGCGTGTTAAAGCCTTGATAGTATGTCCACTCACCATCTTTTAAGACTTCTACAACTAGGTCGTATGTTTCGGTGAATGGGCTACCTTTAGTAACTGTGCGAACTGTTGCTGATTTATTTGTATTCATAGTATTCTCCTAGTAAGCTGCGTAATTGCAGTAAGGAAACTATAAAACATATAAATCTTGTCTGTCAACAACTTTTTAAAATTATTTTATGTACGTACCACGAGTAGGTAGCCGAAGGGCTGAATTTATTGATATTGTTAACAATTCCGGCGGTATTACTGTCAAAACGATAATACAAAAACACGGAATGATGGGGTTCGCTAACGAGTGGGATATGACTACAGAGCTTAGGAAATTAGTCAGATATAAGTGCTTTAAGCAGGAAGGTGATGTATTCTTTCCATCTTATAAAGATAAGCCTAATCCAGTTGATGAGAAGCAGTTAGTCCCATCGCGGGAGCCGATACCATTTAAGCCACTTAAAACATTCCCTAGAACAGTAAGCCCTAGAGGTCAGCCAATTGAAAAACGAAGTTTTAAAACCTGTAAATCAGACGTCCGCTATAAAAGAGAAAACGATTTATAATTTTGCAATGCAGAAATGTCCTAGTTGCAAGCAGACAAGAAGTGCTATACAGTTTGTCAAAAGCAATATCTGTAGGACTTGCAGTAAACGAGGTATTGTTATATAGTTTTAATGCGATTGGCGGCGCACTTATTCAAATGGATAGGGCGCGTCCTATAGCAGATTTACCGGAATGGCTAGGGTAGCTCCTGAAAAGACGATTCGTTACCGTCCTGCCATACCACCTTTTTTGTAACGACTACCGATAACGTGAGGTAAATATGCATTTCTACCAATTCAACATTGGTGACTACGCTAGTCACACACGCCACTTAACTCCAATAGAAGATATTGCTTACCGCAGATTGTTAGATATTTATTATCTACATGAGTGCTTATTGAGCAATTGCTCAGCTACTCTTGCTCGAAAAATTAATATGCGTGAATACGAAGCAGAAGTTAAGTCGGTTCTTGAAGAATTTTTTCAACTTACAGATGGTGGGTATGCAAATCTTAGAGCTGATAAAGAAATAGCTAAATATCAACAATTCATAGAAGCAGGAAAACGTGGAGCAGCTAAACGATGGGCAAAGGCTAATGATAAGCCAGACTATATAGAGCCTAATGGGGAGGCTATTGCCAACCCTAATGCCACCCCAATGCTAAACAATAAACATAAAACAATAAACAATAAACATAATATAGATCGTCCTGATGACGTATCACAATCTGTATGGGATGATTTTCTTTTACATCGTAAAGCTAAAAAAGCTACTGTTACAGAAACAGTTCTATCGTCTATTCGTAAAGAAGCAACTAAAGCCAAGTGGACTATGGAAGATGCTTTAAAGGAAACTTGCGCTAGAAATTGGCAAAGTTTTAAGGCTGACTGGGTTCTTAAAGAAGTTCAATCAAAGCCACAAGCATTGTCGGGGTGGAAATGATAGAGAACATACTCAGCCGCCTAGAGAAGGTTAAAGGTCGTAACGGGGCTTATACGGCTTGCTGTCCTGCTCATGGAGATAAAAGTCCTAGCCTAGCGATACGAGAATTAGATGACGGTCGTATCCTAATGAAGTGTTTTGCTAACTGTTCCATCCAAGAAATAATGGGCGCAATTGGTATGGAGATTGGTGATTTATTTCCAGACACAAATAAAGACTTGCCTCCAGTTAAGAAAAGATATTATGCTACAGACTTGCTTCGCGTTATTGAATTCGAGGCATGGGTAGTAAGCGTAGCTGCTTATACGATGAGTCAAGGATTACCTTTATCGGAAGAAGATAGAGCTAGGATGAAAAAAGCACAAACTAGAATAATGGAGGCTGTGAAAAATATATGAATAAAGATGACATTATCCGCATGGCGCTGGAGGTTGGAACGCCGATTATGCCTGACATGAAACCAGAAGATGCGCTTGCTATTGCGTTTGCTCTTGGTAAAGCAGAAGAGCGCGAAGCGTGTGCAAAGGTGTGTGATTCTTACGATGTAGCAGACGATGTTTGTAGCAGTGACACGGCTGAAGGAATTGCTATAGCTATCCGCGCAAGGGTGCAATAATGCACATTGAGCAAATAGCTGAGCGACTTTACGAAGATCGTCAAATAATTAAGTCTCAGGACATTGATGTTGAGAAGTATCTAAAGGCTAGTGACTTATCAGCACAGGTTAAGTCTGCGACAAGCTGGCTAGATGAGATTTACCAGAATTACGTTGATCCTGAAAAGACTGACGATGCTGTTATGCCGTGGAACAAAACGCATCAGGACGTTAAATTTAGGCTTGGTGAAGTTACGGTATATGCAGGTTCTAACGGAGGCGGTAAGTCTCTCGTAACTGGTCAGATAGCGTTAGGTTTGATAAAACAGAACCTAAAGGTATGCATTGCCTCATACGAAATGAAACCTGTAACTACCATTGTCCGTATGCTTAGACAATTTGCTGGTGAGAATATCAATGTACCGTTAACTCACGACAAAGAAGGCTACATTCGTGGTGTTTTAGGACGTTTTACTAATTTCATTGACGAGAATCTGTATCTTTATGACCAGCAAGGCTCTACGACTCCACAGAAAACTATCGCAATGGCTAGGTATTGCGCTGTTGAACTAGGAATAAAGCATATCTTCATTGACTCATTAATGAAGTGTGTAGTGGCAGAGGACTCATTAAACGAGCAAAAGTCATTCGTTGACGAGTTATGTGCATTGGCTAGAGACCATCACGTACACATTCATCTAGTCCACCATATCCGTAAGTTGCAGTCTGAGGAAATACAGCCTTCCAAGACCGATTTAAAGGGATCAGGAAGCATTGCAGATCAGGTTGATAACGTGTTCCTAGTCTGGCGTAATAAAAAGAAGGAGAACGCTCGTAGAAACAATGAGGACTATGACGAGAAGCAGCCTGATATGTTTCTAATGTGCCAGAAACAGAGGAACGGTGAAGCTGAGGAATTTTATGGGATGTATTTTGAGCATAACTCACAGCAATTTATTGAAACTCAAGGTGGTCAGCCTATAGACTTTGATAATCGTGGAGCGTTTCGTGCCTGATAATTGGGAAGTTTTAAAAATTAAACCAGAAGAAACTTACCAATGGCTTAAAGAAATACATTATGCAAAACGGGTACCATCAATTTCTTATGCTTTTGGTTTATACATAAATGGTATTTTAAATGGGATAGTTACTTATGGAACTCCTTCATCATCAACGCTAAGAAACGGTATTTGTGGCGAAGAAAACAGCGATTATGTTTTGGAATTAAATAGACTGTGTTTTGATGTTTATATAAAAAATGGAGCAAGTTATTTAGTTGCAAATAGTTTAAAGCATTTGCCAAAGCCTTCAATAGTTGTTAGTTATGCAGACACAAAGCAAGGGCATATAGGTTATGTATATCAAGCGTGTAATTTTATTTATACTGGTTTATCTGCAAAGCGTACTGATTGGAAAGTAAAAGGATTAGAGCATTTACACGGTCAAACAATATCTGACATGAGTAGAAATGTTAGTGGAGATATGACCAGAAGTGAATATATGAGAAATAAATTTGGTGATGATTTTTATTTAGAAGATAGAGCAAGAAAACACAGGTACATTTATCTTGTTGCTAATAAGTATCAAAAAAATAAGTTATTAAATAGCATTAAATACAAAATAGAAGATTATCCAAAGGGAGAATCTAAAAAATATGAGATCAACAAAACTCCAGCTAAACAAAATTTATTGCAATTTTAATTATGGATAACAGCGAACAACATAGGCATAGGTGTGAAGTTCGACAAATCTTAAAGTGGCGTACTCAGGATAGGAATAAAGCCATTGAATATCTGTCTATTGTCCGCATAAAACGCGGAGATAGAACGGCTCAGTTACTAGAGAAAGATTGTAGGGAGCAATGGACGCTAGGAAATCGTGGACTTAATGGAGAATGGAATGAGCGATAACCAAAAAATTTATGATGCTATGCTAATAAAAGCATTTAGAGCTGATGTTTCATTAGGGAGGTTATGGTTTTGGCTTAAACCATATAATATTAGCCCTCCAGATTCTACTTTAAAACGTCAGCCACCTAAAGTAAATATGCGTGTTCAGGCATTTGTTGGTTGTTTTTTAAAACCATTGGCAGATAGATTGTGGGATACAAATAAAACAGATGACATTAAAACTTTATATTGGATGGATAAATTAAATTGTAAAAATACTAATAGAGTTATGGATAATGATATTCAAAATTTAAAAAGAAAAAATATAATATCACGTAGAAGGGGAGGATTTCTTTATGAAAACAGAGAGGCTCAAAAAATTAGTAACCAATGGAACGTAACTAAATGACTTATAAAAAAGTAGATAACAACCAGACGCAAGTAGTTAAAGCATTTAGAGACTTAGGCGCGACAGTTCAACATCTTCACGCAGTAGGAAAAGGTTGTCCTGATATTGTTGTTGGCTTTAAAGGTAAAAACTTGTTGCTTGAAATCAAGGATGGTGATAAAAAGGTACTTACTCCAGATCAAGTTAACTGGCACAAGCTCTGGAAAGGTCAGGTAAATGTAGTGACAAGTGTTGATGATGCTAAATTACTATTATGGAAACTAACAGATGACTATCGATCCGAATGAAGCAATTAACTTTATGATTAAAAACGCTGAGGCTTATTCACAAGCTAAGGCACAAGTAACGTATCTAACGGAGCATAGAAAGACAGTTAAAGCACTTGGATTCCAGCGTAGCCTTAAAAGCACTATGGCTGAGAAGGAAGCAGACGCATACACTACGGATGATTATAAGACGTGCGTAGAAGGGCTTAGAGAAGCCGTTGCTGAGGCAGAGAGATTACGTTGGATGCTTGTTGCTGCTCAGGCTCGTGTTGATTGCTGGCGGTCGATGGAAGCGTCGAATCGTGCTGTTGAAAGAGCGACTTTGTAAACGGATCGAAATTGTTTTCATCGTATAAAAGCCATTCGTCTGCATCTTCGTCAAAGTACATCCAGACACAGGCTTCGTTATCGTATTTCCAGACTATGCCGTCATCATCCATTTGCATGAGTTCGACTTCTTCAGCCTCAAACCAGAAATCTTGTCCGTCGATAGATATGCCGTACATAGCAGCCTCCGTACCAAAATAGTAGCAAACCTAAATGAAATTTACGTTAAATAAAGGTAATAATATGGATAAAGTTTATTGTGATAATTGCAACTGGATTGGTGAGCGTGACGAAGTGCTGAGAGTGCGTTGCGGATATGTATTTGAAGATGCTGTTGACGTATGTCCTGAGTGCAATCATGCAGAGACAATATCATCAGTTAAATCGTTATGGAGAAAGCGTCAAATTGACCAAAGATCAGAAGAAATACCTGTCTAGAGTAGCTGATTTAGGTTGTATAATTTGCTATAGGCTAGGGTATGCAGGGACTCCTTCTGAGATTCACCACGTTAGAGGTTTAGGCTTGGGAATGGGAGTAAGGAGTTCGCATTACGATACGTTACCGCTTTGTCCTGAACATCATAGAGGGAATACCGGATACCACGGAATGGGACGTAAAGCCTTTGAGCGTCAGTATGAAGTTACTGAGCAACAACTACTTGAACAAGTAAAGGAAATGCTAGATGATGAAGAAATCGAAAGCAGCTAAGAAGGTCGCTAAAGTCATGGGTGAGTACAAGGAAGGTACATTGCACTCAGGTAAAGGCGGTGCTGTAGTTAAGTCTCAGAAACAAGCCGTAGCAATCGCTCTTAGTGAAGCTGGCAAGTCATTACCTAAGCGTGGTCAACGTACAGCTAAGAACAAGGCTAAGAAATGAAAACAGGACTCTATTCTGCAATTCACGCTAAACGTAAGCGCATTGCTGAAGGTAGCGGAGAAAAGATGAAAAAGCCGGGCACTAAGGGTGCGCCAACTAAGGCTGACTTTAAGCAAGCTGCTAAGACTGCTAAAAAGGCAAAGAAATGATTAAGCGTGGCAAAGAGGAGTTCTCAGGTTACAACAAACCTAAGAAAACCCCTAATCATCCTACCAAGAGCCATGCTGTATTAGCCAAGTCAGGAGACGAGGTTAAGTTAATCCGTTTCGGTCAGCAAGGCGTTAGCGGTAGTCCTGATGGTAGTAAACGCAATGAGGCATTTAAAGCTCGTCATGCTGGCAATATCGCTAAAGGTAAGATGAGTGCGGCGTATTGGGCGAATAAGGTTAAGTGGTGATACCAAAGACGTTAAATCTAGGTTCTGGAAAAGACTGGAAGGATTCGTACTTTAATGCTGACGTATTGCTTAGAGTTAATCCTGACTGGTGGGTAGATATATCTAAGGTTGAATTCGGTCAGGTTATAGACAGTCCTAGATTTGGCAAGGTAACGATAGAAAAGGGAATGTTTAAAAAAATCGTCGCAAATGACGTTTTAGAGCATATACCGGATTTAATTCAAGCAATGACTAACTGTAAGGACTTGCTGGAAGTTGGCGGTGAGTTTCACATTAGCGTACCGTATGAGTTATCTTTAGGTGCATGGCAAGACCCGACTCATATTAGGGCTTTCAACGAGAATAGCTGGTTGTACTATACCGAATGGCATTGGTACTTAGGATGGCAGGATAGATTTAACCTAACGTCGATGGAATTTATGATGTCAGCATTAGGTCAGGAAATGATGGATAAAGGCATTTCTGACGATGAAATTCTGCGTACTCCACGAGCAGTAGATTCAATGAAAGTCATTTTAACAAAGTGCTAACACGCATGAGGATTGGGCGAGAGCGACACGAAATGCCTAGGTGGATGGTCGTAGACAGTCCTCAGTCGTGTTGGGAAAGCGGATGCTGGTTACAAGTGAAGATACAGATCGGTTCGCTGGTTGATGCTTTGCGCTAGACGCAGCGAGTACCAACTTTATTTATGGAGATAACTTGCAAGCAATCGTAATCGCTACGGTAGATAGTCCAAGCATCCACGTACTATTGGAGAGCATTAATCAATATGCAAGAGAATTGCCAGTTTACATTAGTGCAAATAGTCTGGAGTTGTGGGGAGAAGTTAGAAAGAGACTTGGCAACGATAGAGTCATATTCAGACCAAATACTGCTACCAATTTCGGAGATGCGTATAACTCAATTGTCTCTTATGCCTTTAACACAGGGCATTACGATTCATTAATTATTGCAAATGATGACGTAGTATTGACTCCAGATACTGTTGAGAAGATGGAAGCTGATTATAAGTACGTTGGTAAGTCATTTAAGGTTGGATTCTTAGGTGCAAGATCAGATTACGTACTACCAGCACAGAATATACGAGTAGCTGAGGAAGATGATGTATTCTCAGCGTTAAAGTGGGAGAGCGAGTTACACATCAAGATGACTGATGTCATTGCTCCTATTTTTGCGGCTATAAGTAAAGAGGCATGGGATGTAGCACAATTCCCTAGCACTAATTGGTATTCAGACAATATAATATGTCATGACTTAGGCAAAGCAGGGTATTTTCACTTTGTTAGTCGTGGATACGTTCATCATGCAGGATCGCAGACGGTTGGAAACGACTTTGCTAAGTGCCATGAAGAACCAAGAGAGTGGATAAAGACTAACAGACCGGATATGTACGATATATTCTACGCATGACATCCAGAGGATAATGCAAAAATGGAAACAGAAACAAAAAATCCAGTAGGTAGACCAACTGATTACGATCCTTCATATTGTGAAGCAGTAGTAAGATTAGGACGTATAGGAAAATCATTTGAGCAAATGAGCGCACAGATGAATGTTTCTTATAGGACATTGTGCAGATGGCGAGATACTCACGAGGAATTTTGTCACGCCTTGGAGGATGCACAAGCATTGTCTCAGGCTTATTGGGAAGAACTTGCTCAATCACATATTATTGAGGAAAAAGACGCACCTAGGCTTAATACAGGATTATGGTCAAGAAGTATGGCTGCTAGATTCCCTAAGAACTATAGTGAGCGTCTAAAGCAAGAAATAACTGGTGCAGATGGTGCGCCACAACAGCACGTAGTCACATGGCAGAAGTAATCGAGATTAGTTACAAGCCAAGGGAACAGCAATTAGCTATTCACGAGGCAGTAGATAAGCATAGGTTCACAGTAGTAGTTGCCCATCGTCGTATGGGAAAGACTGTTAGCGCAATTAACCATCTAATCAAGGCTGCCATTGAATGCACTAAACCAAATCCGAGATTTGCCTATATTGCTCCGACTTACGCACAGTCTAAACGTGTGGCTTGGGATTACCTTCTGGAATTTACTCGTCCCCTTGGGGCTGTGGCTAACATCTCAGAGCTTAGGGTTGATTTTTGGGGTAGGCGCATTAGTCTTTACGGCTCTGATAATGCTGATAGCTTGCGTGGGCAGTATTTCGATGGCGTTATCCTTGACGAGATAGGCGACCAGAACCCTAAGATATGGAACGAGGTTATACGTCCAGCATTAGCGGATAGAAATACTGACGAGGCTCCAACGTGGTGCTTATTCATTGGTACGCCTAAAGGTAGGAACCATTTCGCAGACTTTAGAGACAGGGCTAAGACTGCTGAAGGATGGGCATTACTAGAGTTTAAAGCCAGTCAGACGAATATTATTGCTGAGAAAGAACTCTGGGCTGCTCGTAAGGAGATGGGCGATGATAAGTACAACCAAGAGTTTGAATGCAGCTTTGATGCAGCCGTAGAGGGTTCTTATTATGGGCAGATTATCAACGATCTTGAGGCGAAGAACCGGATCACCACTATCGAACGTGATGACTTATGTCGCTCTTATGTTGCTTGGGATTTGGGGATTAGCGATTCTACTAGTCTGTGGGTTTCTCAGGTGGTTGGAAAAGAAGTACGTCTCATTGATTTTACGGAAAACCACGGTGTCGGTCTGGACTGGTATGTACGCTGGCTCAAAGATAACGGCTACGAAGGCTTCACGCAGTTCTTGCCTCATGA